AATACAGGAGTCCATGGCCCATCTTCTCCAAACCATTTAAGTCTTGTTTTAATAAATGCTTCACCTTCCATTCTTTTAGCAGGTGAAGAAGTTACATTACTTTTAATACCAGCAGAACCTACACTGCTAGGTGGTGAGTCTAATTTATTAGCATCTACTGCAATACCATCTTCATATATTTTGGTTCCTGCATCTTTAGGTTGGACATTTAAATCATCTATAATTTCTCTGCTATAAACTGCAGTATCTCTTTGAGTAGAAGTAACTTTAGATTTTTCATCTAATTTAACAACATAAGTGTCATTCATATTTCCTAATTTTGTATTAGTTTTATTAAAACCAACTACAGTTGCAGTATCACCTTGTTTATTAATAATTATTCTTTCACCTTTATTAAAAATAGTTCCAGTAGGTTTTAAACTTTTATTCCATTGCATATCTAATGCAACAGCATCATCTGCTACTTTAGCAGGAATGTTAGAAGTAAATTTATTTAATACAGCTGGAATAACAAAACCACCTGAAGCTACCCAAGGTACTATATCGTCTTGTCTAAATGGATCTATATTTTGTTTTATTATTTCTTCTGTTGTTAATGCCGAACCAAATGCAAGAGCTGATCTTGCGGCTTTAACTTTCCAAGCAAGATAAGTAGTTGGATCTGTAACAGCTCCTACTATTCTACCAAGAAAATAAAAAGGAGATTCTTTTTGTATTAAAGCATCTTGTCTTTTTTGTTCTAACATCCATGCTGTTTCTTCTGCACTTTTACTAAATGCAAATTGTTCTATAACAGCATCATATCCTTGTAATTGTGGATCAGCTTTGTAATTATAATTTTCATCTATAGGCCAAGCTCTATTGCCCATAATTTCATCATACAATCTTTTACCACCCATGATCCATCCACTTTCATCTGAAAGACCATCCCATGTATCTTTAAATGGTTGAAACTCACCATAGGTTTTAGCGTGTTCTAAACCTCTAATTTGATTTTCTTCAAAAGATAAAGGTTTGTGTTGAGTGTAATAAGTTCCCATTATTTATTGTAATAATATTTACCAGCAAAATGATTTAAACCATTTCGGTAACCTTGTTGAATGTATGCATCTAATATTAAATTATCTTCTGGATAATATTCATTAAATGCTTCAGTACCCATTTCATGTTTAATCATAAATTTAATTAAACTATGCATTTGTTGTTGATCTTGAAAATTAACACCTTCGCTAATATCAAAACCTGCTGCTTCTGCAGCTTTTAAATATGATGTACTATCTTCTGCATAAGCCATTAATATTTGTCTAATAGTAGGAACATCTCCATATTTTTTTGCAACTTTAGTATTTGTTATTGTTGACATGTTCATCATTACTATAACACCTGCTCTAATACTATCAGCAGGATGAGCAAATACAGCAGCAGTATTACCTTCATTTTTAAGATCTAAAGCACCATTCCACCCACCATCAATTTTTTTAACTGCCATATAATTGTTAGTTCTAAAAGTTAATGGTAATGAAGTGTCTTGCCAATTTTTTGTAACAAAATGCATAAATTGACTTTGATCATTATAATGTTTAATTGGCATTTTATGTGGAGCATATAATGCTTCAGCTAATTTAGCATTATCTGGTATTTGACTATTAGAAAAAATTTCTTCAGAATAAGTCATTTTTTCTTTTTCCTTATTAGCTTGAATTTCTAATTCTTTTTTCTTTTCGCTTAAATCAGGAACATTAGCACCAATATCAAATAGCATTTTAAATGGTTTCCATTCATGAGGTATGTCATCTACAAATGGAAAATCAATCATCCATGACCAATCTGCCATTCTAATTTTCATTTTTTCTACACCATGAGATGCTTTTTTAGTTACAGTTTCGTACCAAGCATCTGTAGGTTTATGTGGCCCTAACCAATTGTCTATAAAATTTTTTCTGTCTTGTGCTAACCACTCTACTAATTGAGCATTGTTAGCTGGTGCATCATTATTAATAACTTTATCATAACCATCTGGTTGCCATATAGCATCACCATCAGTTATTCTGATAATTTTACCATTAGGATTTTTAATAGATATTTTGTAACCTACTTTACCATTAACTGTGTGATTAGTTGGTTCATAAATAATATTAGTATCAGTGTCCATAATAACATTTTTAATTTCTTGTAATGTCCATTCTGATCCATCATCTTTAAAACCTAAAGCACCAGATCTTAAATCTTCTGGTAAACCTTCCCACCAAGCATCAATATGTGCCATTGCATCTGCATTAAGAGCTGTACCATTAATACCAAATTCATTTTCAATACCATTTTTAGTTAGATGATATTTACCATCTTTAGTATATTTAGATGGAGCCCAACCACCATGTAGCATTTCATCTAATGCTTCAAATACTGCATTAGTAATTACAGAATTTTTTTTATCGTATAAATTAAATGAGCTATTAGGTGCGTTTAATATTATTTTTTCTTTAACTTTATCTGAAAACTCAGCTAATAATTGAGGATTGTCTTCAAATAATTCTGATGGACTTTGTGCCCACATTGTCCAGCTTTCAGGAAATAATACACTAGAATATTTATTACCATCTCCAAATATAGTACTTACAGATAAATCTCTAGATACACTAGCTCTAAAAGGTTTAAATATATCATCTACCCAATCTGGGTTACCATCTAATGCTTCATTGATACTAAAATGAAATTTACTTATATCTTGAGTAACAAGATTTTCTACATATTCAGATATAACTTTATTATCTTTAGATGCCCATTTTTTTGATGCATCTATCATATCTGCTCTAGTCATAAAATCATTATTAGCAGCATACTTTAAAAAACCATCATTAGTATCTAATTCATTAATGCTAAAATCATTTTTAATTTCATTATATAAATCTAATTTTCTAATAAAATTTTCATAAACAGTATCTTCTGATAAATCTCCAGTTGCAGAATTTAAATAATTTTTCCATATTTCAGGCAAATGTCCTTGTTTTTTAAATATTGTTTTCATTGCCATAAATTGTTCATGGTTTACATCAATAATTTCTTTTGGATTAAAAATGTTATGTTGCCACATAATCATTTCAAACATTAATTCTTTATCTTTTTTATTTAATCCATGTATATATTCACCATTCATTGCAGCTGCTGCATGATCAGCAATTTTTTCCATATTAGTTTTATGTTTAATTAATTTTTTAGTTTCAGTAACATTAGCTCCATTAGCAAATTCTTTAACATACATAGCTGTATTTTTATTGTTTCCATTTAAAAAATTAGACCAATGCCAAGCTCCACCTCTTTGTGTAGCTCCATCAAAATCAAAATCTTTATTTGTATTAAGACTATTTAATTTAGCACCTCGAATATTATTATAAATATTCCAAACTTCTCTAAATGTTTTTTCTCTATTTTCTATACTTTCATAATGTTGATTAACTTTAGTAAATGTTGGATTACTTTGATCTTCTACAGGATATAAATCTTTTCCATTTAACCAAGATTGTAAATAAACAAACGCATCAGGTTCTGACATCGTTTGCATTATTGCTAATAAATAATTTTTTTTAAATTGTTCAATTGAATTATTTACTAATTTATCATGGTTAACTCTAGTTATAGTGCCATTACTAGCTAATATATCAGATTCATGAGCATCATGATTTAGTCTTGCAGAAATATTATTTGAAGTTTCTAAATTTATTTTAGCTATTTTAGCTTCTGTATTACTAGTACTATCGTTTAATATATTTTCATAAGCATTATAAGTATCTTCTGCAGTAATAGCCATTTTTTCAACATTACCTGCAATAGCATTATTTGTTTGAATAGTAATATAATTATTATTTGCATATCCAATCATATTAGCATTTTTATGTGCTAATATAGATGCAGCTTCAACTCTATATGCAGCTGGTACAGATTCTAATTTATTTTGTGTCCAAGTATTTGTTGCTGTACTCATTCCATCAGGATCATTTTTAAATTCTGTTTGGAAACCTGTATATGCATCAGTTGTTGACTTCATAAAATCAGTCATCCAATTAGCTCTTTGAAGTGCTAAAGCATTTTTTTCCATTTGTTCAAAAGCTGGTTGAAATGCATCTGCAGCAATACTTAATTTACTTTTAGTTTCTACATGAGGAACTTGTGAATCTATTTTTTGTAATTTAACTTCTTTTTTACCTGTGCTTAATGCCATAGTTGATATACTCCAAAAAAAAATATTAATATAAATTTAATCATGCTAATGCATCCTTTTTAGCTTTAGCTTCTACAGCACCACCAGCTATACTCATCCATCCACCAAATTGATCTGCTTTTCTTTTTGAAGAAGCTATTTGTGCATTTAATGATAATTCATTTTGATCTGTTGTTGCATTAATTCTTATATTTGCAATATCTTTTTCAGCAAACATACTTGCTGTATCTTGTATATTTAAAAATGATCTACTATCTAAAGTAAAACCACCACCTGCTTGAATAGCTCTATTATGAGCATGTTGCATTTTTAATTTTTCAATTCTATCTTCTTCTTCTTGTTTAGCTACTCTTGCAATTCTTTGAATACGATCTTCGTATCTTTTTTGTTCAAGTTTAGATTGTTTTTTAGATTCTTTAATATCACTTAAAGTTTTAACTGCCGTTATGGCAAACATTGTTACTGGATCTGCACTCATGCGAAAACTATCTCCACTGACATACCCAAGATTTTAATTGGTAAAGGATCATCTTGGCTTATTGTTACTGTTGGGTTTTTACTATAACCTAAAAAGAAAAATTCTTTTTTATCTGTAAAAGGTGTTAGGTCAGAACCACCTTGAAAATTAACTTGTTGAATAACTAATGCTTTAGAGGTGCTGTCTGCAGCTTTAATAGTCATATCTAGGGTAGAGTTAAGATCCACGATGGCTCTTGAGATTCTTCTTGGAAGACCTGTTAATGGGCCTTCAGGTAATTCTTTATCAATTGGCATAGTTTCTATTTCAGTATCATAATTAAATCCTATTTTCAAACCTGTTGCTTTAGGTGCGTTTGTTAATGTTATTTGATCTCCAGATGAAACTGTAAACGATCCAACTGAACTATTACCATCAACAGCATGTACTACTTCAGCTGTGTATATACCATTTACATCATGTAAAAATCCTTTAACAAATGTAACTGCTGCATTATCTGCTGGAGTTGCTGCTAAAGTCTTGTCAAGTGTTAACGAATATTCTCCACTACCATTATTGACTAATGATTGAATAGTATATTCTGTTGCATTACCAGCAATTGTAAAAGTTTCATTTACTACAGGAGAAGATGTTAATCCATCAACAACTAAAGTTGTTCCAGATTGAGATCCTCCATCAACAAGAGGTGTTCCTCTTTGATTAACTGTAGATGTAGTTTGACAATCTAATGTAACACTATCATCATCTGCAAATTTTTCTAATGTATATGTAGTAACACTATTTAATGATCTTTTACCAATCATAATTAAATTTTCATTTAATGATCCAATAGATTGAATGTAATCTCCACTTCTTGTAAACCATTGTGACCAACCTGCAATTTTTTCATCTCTAACAGAATGAAATACAGAAAGTTTACCATTATGTGTAGAACCAGCATTTAAAAAAAAAGCATATTGTTCTGGTCTAGTTAAGTTACCTTTCATAATAGCCATTTCTTTTGGGCTATCTATTAAATGTTGAGCAAGAATAGAAACAGCTGTAGATTTATAGCCATCTTCTAAATCTGAATAAACAAATTCTCTAATAGCTTTTCCATTTTTTTGAACAAAACCTGTAGCTTGATCAAACATATGAGGAGCTGTTCTAGATATTCCATAAGGTGTTTGTCTTAATACAGATACATTAGAAGGTGTAATGGTATTATCTGTTGAATCAGGAATATAGTATTCACCACCATCTGTAAATACTTGTAAATCTTTTCCAGATACCATATGTCTTATTTCATTAACTTGATTACCTGAAATAGCAGTATCAATACTTTCATCATCTAAACCTGTACCTAAATCAAAATTAAAATAATCACCAATTTTAGACGCAGTAACACCTGCAGGTCTAGATTTAAATCCTGCTAACCATAATCTATTATGGTGAAAAGTTACTGCTTGAGGATAACCTCTTAAACTAGAAACTACTTGCTCATCCCATTCGGTAGTTGCAGTAGTATTAGTTAGTGTTTCATTACAAGTAGCTGTAACTTGTGTTGCACTAGTATAACCAGATATAGTCATTGTTTTTTTATTTTTTCGAATAACTACTCCTACCCAAGCAGATGTAAAAGTATTAGCACTAGCAGTCACAGTTACTGAACCTGTTGTGCCACTTGTAGATATTGTAGTGTCAGTATCAGCAAATTTATAATATGGTTCGTATCTTGGATAACCACCAGATCCTGCTGCAAAATCAAATTGATATACTACAAAAGATGAAGCTGATTCTCTAAATATTCTTCTTGTTGGATTGTTTCTATGAGTAACAAAAATTGAATCTCCAAATTGAGCAAAGTTTAATTCAAATAATTGAGCTGTTGTCCAATTAGCATTTGTTGTATAGTTTGATGTAAGAGCTGAACCACTTGTATTATATACATCCATTCTATTATTAGATAATACAATAATAGCCACTTCATCATCAGAAAATACAAATGGAATTATTCTAGACTCTGCAGGAAGTGTTGCCAAGTATGTAGTACCTGGTCTTCTCATTAATCCACCTTCTGCTAATAAAGCAAAATTTTTACAGCTTTTAGCTCCTTGAAAATATGATGGTACATCAGTACGGTTTGCTAATAATGGGTTTAATTCACCTGACGAAAAATTCGTAATTACGGTCTTTAATGTTCTTCCCATTAGGCATCCGTTCTTGTAGATCTTCTCATATTGATAAATCTATTTGTATCTAAAACTTTTGTAGTTGTTTCAGCTGAATCAATATTTTTAGCAATAAGAAATTGTCTTTCAGCTAATTCTTTAAATTGTTTAATCATTGCTGAATCTCTAGCAACAGAACCTGCAAATATAGAAGCTAATTCATATTCTAATGCTAAAACAAAATGTGGTGGAAAATATGCTTCATCTACTCTGTAGATGTAATCCATAATTAATGTATTACTTGAACCATATCCATTAACATAAATATAATCTTTATATCTAGAATATGGAATTACATAATCATTAACTGTAACTGTGTTAATTTGTAAAACTTCTGGGTTAGTAGGTATTTGGTAACCATAATCATATCTACCTACAGGAGCTGATGCTAATAATGATAATGCTTTTTGTGTTGTAGAAAATCTCCATCTATGTCTTGTAAGAGCAGCTTTTGTAATATCTTCATAAATATTATTGGCAACTAATGCTTCTGTGCTTCCATCACTAAATGATGTAATAGGTTGTGCACCTATCATTACTAAAGCTCTTGCACATATGTCTATTTTTGTTGTTGCCATAATTTAAAAAAAAACAACTCAGGGGGATTGCTCCCCCTAAGTTTTAAGCGTTATGCTAATAATACAGTAGTAACTGTACTAGAAGATGAAGCTGAAACCATTAAAATGTCAACTACGCCATTTGAACCTCCACTGTTGACAAAAATTATGTCACCAGCTTTAAGGTTTTCGTAGTCAGCAAGAAAATAATCTGCATCATCTATTGTGCCAATTGCATCTCCGTCAGTGTAATACCAAAGAGAGTTACTAGCACCCATCTGTGAAATTTTTTTCACAGGATTATCAGTTGAGTAAGCCATGTTATTATTTCTCCTATTTAATTATTACTCTGCACAAAGTTGAACTCTAGCAGCATCGCCATCGATTTCTACTGCACCTAAAGATAACATAGATGTTATTAGGTGAGATACTTTCTCAGGGATGTAGTTAACTTCAGTTCTTACATCAGATCCAATTCCACAACCGATTGCAGATTTGTGGAAAGCTAATGTTTTTCTGTCCGAAGATGGTTTTGATAAACCAGAGTGAACAAAGAATAGGAACCCTAACCATCTCTTGGCAGTAATACCACCAGGGAACGGTAATTCATTTGGCCCTACATATTCAACTCTAGAAAACTGATCTATTGATAATAGATCTGACCATTGTTTCGGCCCAACTACCCAGTATCTTTGACCATCATCTGGAACATCATTTCCGTTAAATACTTCCATCATGTTTTTTGCTTTGATCAAAGTCATGCTTGTAGCAGAACTTGAGACGTTATTAGCGATAGATGTTGCACTATCAAGTACATCGATAAGCACTTGGTCAGTTTTTCTACCAAGAGCATACGCTGCAGATTGAGCCACAACTTGTCTTTCGTCAATGTTTACCTTTAACTCGTCAAGTTTATCAACGTAGTCAGCTGCATAGTAATCAGTTAAAGTAGCAGACACATTTGTGTGAGCTAGATCCATTGCTACTACTTCAGCATGTCTTGCTTTAGTGTTAGCAGATCCTTTAGCTACTTTCTGAAACTTAACAGTTGATCCATTGACACCATTAACTGTTCTAACAAGGTTCTTTAATTTGCTTCCCATTCTTTGGTAAGCCATATGAACTTCTGCTTCGAACTGAGTTATAAAGGCATTGTTTATCGAACTTGCCATTGTTATGTCCTTTGTTGTTAAGTGTTAGTGTTTACCGATTATCTTTTTATGCAGAGGATTGTTATCCAATTAAGGGCAATCATTGAACTTAAAAAGGTCTTGGAATAGGAATATTATATATTAGTATGTATTAACAACGCACAATTATATCCATTTTTTAGGAATAGTAATCACTTCACCAAATTCAATTGTACCGTCTTTATCCTGGGAATATGTGCCAAATAAAGTTATAAAATCTTTATTATCTTTATAAACCCAAAAATCACCTGTTGTACACTTAGCTGGTTCTGCAGCATCCATTTGTGCTACAGATAACCAACCAGTTTGTGATACACAGTCTAGCCATTTTAATGGCTTTTTAAGTTTTTTAAAATTAAACTTTTTGATTTTTAAATGCTTTTTCATACAGCTCTGTTACTCGTCTTACATACGCAGGATCTCTCCTTGCACTGTCGTAATATCTAGGATCATTAAGCATTGACTTAAGATCATCCATACTTGCAGCGACATCAACCTGAGTAGGTGCTGTAGGCATACTGCTGTCTTTAGTAAGTTTCATTACTTCTTCAAGAGCTTTAACTCCATCAGCAGTAGAAGCAAAACTTGAAATAGCATTATATGCATCTGGGCTAAGATGTTTCTTAGACCACATATTTGCAGCTTCAACTCTTTCCTTACCTGCATCTCCAAGTTTTTGTTTTTCAAGATCTGGGTTAGGAAGATTAGCTGTTGCATTTTGAATAAAAGCATTTACTCCAGCATCATATTGCTCTTGAGATAATCCTGCATCTTTTGCAGTTTTACCCCACCATTGTACAATGGGCATATCTTCTGAAATAGTTACTTTTGTATTTTCATCCATTTCTGGAACATTAAGTTTATAACTTTCTGGAACTTTACTAAGTCTTTCATTTTCAAGATCAGTCCTAATTTGCTTAGACAAGTCCTCTGTTCTTGAACCTAATTTAGATTCCAATGAGTTATATGATGAAGCTAAGTTTTCAATATTAACTTCTTTTGTATCAGCGTTCCAAAACTTATCCTGAATGTAATCTGGTTTAATTACCTCTGAAGGTGTTTCAGTGGCGATTGGTGCTGAAGGTGCATTATCATCTGCCATCTTGTTCTCCTTTTGTTATGCGAGTTTTTATTATTCCAACAAGGAATCGCATACCTTCCAAGTGAAATAGTCTGTTGCTATCAATGTTTGGCCCAGCAACAGCTTCAATAGTAATAGATTGCAAATAGCTTAAAACTTTTTTGCCTTCATCTCCTTTAAAGACATTGGCAAAATGTTTATTTAAAATCAACTCATCATTAGTTGATCTTGAATAACCATCTATACTATTTGTAACCTTGGGCTTTTCTTTCTCTAAATCTTTCCAAGACATATCATGCTCCTGGTGGAGCTTCACCCTCCTCTGGTGTTTGTCCAGAAGCACTTAGTTGTTGTAAACGATTAACCAACTCTTGTTGCTCCTGTTCGTTTCTAATTAGCTTCTCTGGTAAGTTCATTTTTTCAGCTAAATATTTTGCAGTTTCATTTTGATCCACAATTAAGTTAATCATTTGTGGGCCAAATGTTCCTGCGATTATTTCGTTGAATCTAGTCACATCAGCAACATCTTGTAAATGTTGAGCTTGTGCTAAAGGTGAACGAGCAGCTATTTTAACTTCCCTACCGTTTACTTTAGGGATTTCTATTCTACCTTGTTTGGATAAAATTCTAATTATTCTTTTTAATAATGGAGCTATTAATTCAGATTGTAGTCTACCAAAAGAAGCACCAATCTGTCTTGATAGATCTGCCATTCTTTCAGAAACTTCGGTAGCAGTCATAGGTGTTCCTTCAGGTCTACCTAATGCTTCCATGTATAATGCTTTTTTAATATTAGTTCTCATATCATTTAAAACTAATTGAGCTACATCAAAATTAGATGCTGATTGAATAGGTAATAAACCTCTAGAACCTGGAGCTACAGGTATTAGAGATCCGGGAACAAGTGAAATGTTATCAGGATTAATTACGCCATCATCTTCATAAGTATATACTCCAGATACTGACATCTGTGCATTTTGTAATATTAATTCAATTGTTAAATTACAAGTTTTAATAGCACCCATTGCATTAAATACTGGGCCTCTGCCATAAACTTCACCAGATGCTTTGTTCCATCTAAATACTAAATATGGACATGAACCTTCACCTTCATATTCTTCTTCTAAAAGTATATGTTTAGGATTTTCCATAACAACACACATCTTGTATCTTTCAACATTGTCTTGGTGTATTTTGTAAACAGCTTCTACAATTTTAACTTTCTTTTTATTTTTTAAAGGATCAAAGTTTTCAGGTAATACAGCTCTTGGATATAAAAGATTTATTTCATGAGGTTTGCAATATCTAGTTCTGTATATAGAATCAATAGAACCATCTGGGCCAGTGTTTAAACAAACTCTAGTTAATGGTACTGCAGAAAATTTAATTGGATGAACAGCATCACCTTCTTCTACAAGAATGATACCTGTACCAATTGCAAGATCCATAAATGCTTCATGGACTTCTTGATTGAAGTTAGAGTTTTGTAATATCTGAAATACATATTCAGTAATTTTATCTAACTCTAAATTAATAAAAGATTTTTGTTCATTAGGTACTTCTGAACCAGCTTGAAAATCTGCCCATCTAGCAAATGTAGGAACAATACCTGCTTGTAGTCTAGAAGCAAATTCTTGTACACCTACTACAGCAGTTTCGTCAAAAATTTTATCTGTTCTTTTTTGACCAGGAGCTTCTTCATAAAAAGATTCTCTATTTGGAAGACAATACTCATATGCTTCTTCAAATTTATCTTTCCAATAATCTTTTATGTTTTGTGCTTCTTTGTACTTTTTTAAAATAGCTGCAGCTTTATCTGTGCTATCCGTTAAAGGTACATCACTTGTATCTAAATATTCCATTATTTATTTTTCTTTTTTTTGGCATCGTAATCCATACCATGTTGTACAGCTCCTGCACCCCATAAAGAATCGATATCAGAATCAGTAGCAGGAAAACTTTTGTTTCCTTTTTTATGTTCCATTTCGATTTTTTGATCACGATAAGATTTATCTTCCCAAGTAACACCAGATGCTTTCTGTTGTTTTCTTAAGTATTTTAAAAAATCTTTATCCATGTTTATCTCCTTTATATTATGTTAAAAATCCTCTACCACCTGCGTTAGCAAATAAAGATCTGCTACCAACCATTGCTATTCTTTTTTTCTTATAAGCATCAGCTTGATCTTTTGCAGCTTGTTCTTTTGCTTCTGATTCAGCTTTAGCTTCTGCTTCTGCTGCTGCTTTGTTTTCTTGTTCTAACTGAAAATTAGATTTTTGTACTCTGTTATCATTATCATTTCCACCCATCCAAACTTCTTTATCTACATATGTGCCATCTGCTTTTTTATGTTTAATAGTTTCTTTTCTCCATCCACCTGTAGGATTTCCATAAGCATCTGTTTTACCAGATAATCTATCATCCATATATTTATCATAAACTTTATTTTGTTCTGTTAAAGATAAGTTTCTAAATTCTTCTTGAGTATAACCAATGTTTTGTTTAGTTCTTTTACCTTTTAAAACTTTTTCATCAAAGTATGTTCTTGTTTTAATAGATCCAGCTTGGAATGGGCCACTCATTGCAGCTAGAGAAGGTGGAAGATCTCCAGTCATTCTATCTATTTTATCAGCACCAGATTCAATAAAAGCTGTTTTTTTAACGTCTTTTATTTTTTTATCTGAATATGTAGTTAACTTACCTTTACTGGCTACAGCTTCTGCACCTGATACATCGGTATCTCGACTAGCTTTATCTGTACTCATAGAAAAAAAATATCCTTTTACTTAGATTTATTCCAAAATGGCTTATATCCAGCTTTTAGCAACGCACAATATAGTTGGAATGGGGTAATGATGTACCATTTGTAAAAACCAATTAATCTCATAATAAATGATACACAGCTTAATTCTTTAATCCTCATAAGATGCCAATCATCTTTAACAGGACATATTAGAATTTCAAAGTCATACAAGTAATCTAAAAATTGATTTGCTTCTTTGGGAGATATAATTTCAGTTCTCATACCTGCATGGGTAAAATGTATATGCTCCCATACATCATGTTGGGGTATATATTTTAAAGCTCCACAATGAGCAAAGCCATATGGTGGCTTCCACCATTTAATCCATTTAGCATATCTTTTAGTTCTGGTATTATGGAAATAGATTAACCATTCCTCTTGAATAGATCCCATACTTTCCGTTTTCTTGTTTTTTGTCCAGCAAATACATCCCATTCCTTTTTGGCTACTACAGGTTTAGATTGTGATCTACCTGCTAATAAAGTTCTACCTTCTCCAGCACCCATCATTAAATATTGGAGAGCATCGTGAACATGGGAGTATCTATTTTTAAATGGTTTTTCATCATATCTATCACCAGATGTTTGTAGTCTTCTATAATGATAACCACCATTAAATCCTTTTTTTAAATTAATGCATTTAGGATCAATCATAAATCCTGCTTTACCATCTATGAGTCTTTGTAGAGCTGTATCTACAGATTCTATTCTAAGAGCAACATCATTAGATGGTGCAGGTAATGCTTTTAATCCATAGTTTCTCATAATTGAAAAAGGAGTTCTTTCATCTGTTTGTGATCTAAAATCTCCAGCAGGATCTCCAAAGATTTGTATATCAAAATTTTTATAGCTTTTAGCTATTTCTCCTCTTAGTAATTCAGAAAATCTCATTACACCCATATCAAAACAAACAAGCTCGTTTAATATATTCCATTTACCTAAAGGTGTTCTTTGACCAAAGACAGCTGCAGGTGTTAAACCAAAGTCAATTCCTATTACAATAGGTTGGGTAATAGTTGCTTTAAGTTCTTCTTTAGCCATATGAAGTTCTTGTTTATAATTTGGATATACAGGTTTACCTTCTTCTATAGCACCTAGTTTATTTAAAACATAAACATCTATCCATCCTTTTGTTTTACCTCTAATAATATTAGGATAATATTTTGGGGTTAGGTTTTTTTTGTTTTCGGCATTATCATTGTTTGTGTATTGTGTCGTAAAACCTTCCTTATCCTTTTCTTCTGTCATTGCAGGTGGTTGTGTATGAAAGCTCCAATTGTCAGGTTTAATTAACATGAGAGCTTCATCACGAGATATGTGATCTGGTACAGGAACATCACCTGCCATTATTGGCCACCAATGATCTTCTTCTGGTGCATTGGTATCTGCTATAACTCCATACCAAGTAGCACCACCATCTCTCATAGATGGGAACCTTCCTACCCTCATAGTACAAGCATCAATAATTGATTTAGGAATTTCTCTAGCTTCATTTACCCATACACCTGTAAGCTCAAGAGATAATAGTTTCTTAACATCTTCAGGTCTATCAAGAGCTAAGAATATTACTTCGAGCTCTATATCACCTTTATTGATCCTATGAGTATATGGTACTGACCATGCAAAGTTTCCCCAAGTATCTTCAGGAAACCAGTCTAGCCAAGTTTTAATTGTTGTAGTTTTTAATTGTGGGTTTGTATTTCTAATAACTGCCCATCTAGATTTACGCTTACCTTCAGCATTTTTCTGCTGTAGTAAAGCTCTCCTAAAAATTTCTATGCAACAAGATACAGATTTGCCAGATCCAACTGGCCCTCTTAAACCTCTAAAGAAGTCGTCAGACTTCATGAATTTTTTTAATATATCACCTTCAGGTTTATAATTAAAATTAATCGACATTCTTACCAACATTAGCTTGTAGCATTTTGTAGACAGTTTCCTCGCCAAATGCTTCTATTAATTTATCAGCTTCATAGTTAGTAATTTTATCTTTTGGGTAATGTTGAAAGTGTACTTTCTTAACTATAGCTCGTAGTCTATTTCTATCTTTTAGACTTAGTGTATTTAAAAAACTCATGTACTAATTTATACCATTCTGTTTTAAATTTATCCAGCTTGTATTTATTAAAATTCGAAGCTGCTAAGTTTATCTTGTTCAATAACTTGTTCTCGTACAACATTTAATATCTCGGCTTCCGTACCATATTTATTTTCAAAATTTTTCTTATCCAAATGTATGCCTGTATTTCCTTGATGATGCTCATAGCATAATGGGATTACTTCAAAGTGAGAACTTCTTCTTCCCATTCCAACATTACCAGAACCATTATTTCTAATATGGTGTAAAGTTGCTGGGCCTTTGCAGACAAAGCAACCCAATTGAGCTACCTTGTCCATCCAAAGTTTTTCTTCTTTAGTAGCCACTAGGCCTCGGCTTTGGCTTGGGCTTCGGTTTTGGTTTCGGTTTCTTG